CTACGTTATTACTGTTGTTACCGAAGTCAACTCTAAATTGAGAAAAGTAAGAACTATCATTTAGCTTAGATTTTAAGCTTTTAACGTAATTTAATATCTGTTCTCTTTCTAACGATAAGCTTAATAACTTTAACTCTGTTTTATCACTAGAAATTTCTTGTACAAAAAATTCTCCGCCTTCTTGGTTTTCAGAAAAAAGATTATTAGTGAAGTTATATACTAATCTTACATCACCTGTATCGTATTTTAACTTTTTTATATCCTGTTCAGGATCTATAGTAAGTACAGAAGCTCCTCTATCTCCGTCTATCTGTGCGTTAAGGCCAAATGTGTACCCTTTATAATTTGGTATATAATCGAGTAGCGTATTATCAATTGAGTATACACCTATTCCTACTCTAGATTGATTGATATTAAATACATTGTCTACCTCGAATGTACCAATAAGTTTGCCGTCTTTCAAAGTAATCTTTGAAGACTGTGCTAAACTACTTAGCTCTAACTGTTCTATGTTGTATTTAAACTCTGCCACTATTCAATGTCTGGTTTATTAGCTTCAATTAACTGTTCTTGATAATCAAGTATTTGATTTCTGAGCTGTGTAATTTCGTCCAGTAGAGGCTGTATATCTGTTGTATCTTTTTCAAAATCTACTAGTTCTGAGCTTTTATTAATTAGATATGTATGTGATTGTATATCTCCTTCTGCTGGTATTTCTAAGAAAAGACTGTCGTAATCGCTAAAGAATTGTTCAAGAGTAACTTGTTGGTCTTCTGCTGTTGGTTGAACAAAAGACTTAAAAGACCTATCGATCACCTTACCAAAGGTATCTTTCTGGTATACAGTTTTTTTAATTGAAATTTCCTTAGCCATTCTTAACTACTTTAAAAATGTTATTATTGTCTAAGACAACAGTGCTTCCATTTAAAGTAGTTTTAACTAATAATTTATAATGTCTTTCCGGTTGAAGTGAATCCATATAAATGTCAAAGTAACTACTTACATTGTCGGCGCTAATCTTAGTGTATGTTGTATCAAATTCTACTATCATTTCCTGACTAAAGTCGTCCTGTATGCCCCAATAGGAGTTAATAGGAAGTTTATATTCAGTTAAGTATATAGAAGATGTAGTGAATGTTCTTGCTGGGTATTTAGGTCTGGCAGAAATTCTAAATCTAACTTTATCTGAGTCTACGTATTCTGGTTTGTGATTCTTAATTTTTATAACTGCTACGTCGGTATTTAATTCAGTTAAAGAACTACTATATACAGTATCGTCCCATTTAAGTTCTAAATAAGGAGGGAAAATAGTATGTGTATCTGATCCATAGTACTTAAGGTTTACACTGGCAGTTGTGTAATTTTCATATGTATCTTCAATTTTAAGAAGAAGCCCATTGTTACTTAAGGAACCGCTGTACATTCCTTCTATGGCTTCCGTAACATCCATGTTAATATCGTATGTAGATGTTAAGTCAAAAACTTGACTTGTAGTAGGTGTAGGTAAATAATCTGCTCCAGGTGTAGTCCACTCTGTTGTTGAATCGTCTTTATATTTCCAGCTACAGCCTCCTAGATTAGGCGGACTGTCTGTTCTTTGACCTGTACCGTTAGTCCAGGAGGAAGATAGGGGATAAGAGTTAATAGTGAAGGTGTCCGGTATTTCAGAAGCTGAAGCTAAGGATAGGTGTAGGCTTGCGCTAAATCCTCCTGTTACTTTATTATTTATACTGCTTGTAATATCCGATTGTCTAAACTGTATTAGAGTTCTGTTTGTCCTTCCTGTTAAATTAACGTCGGGATATCCTCCTATTTCTAATATTGGATCTTTACCGGCATTACCGTACAATCCTGCCACATTTGGTTCAGACCAAATATGAGAATCTTTTTCGGGGTATATTCTAAATAATGCCATATTATGTTGTTGTTACTCTCCCTGATATATCTATATCGGGATATTTAATTTCAAAAATACAAGGGTCATAAGAAGGATAAACTACTCCTCCTTTGGTTGCTCCTTCTACATCATATCCGAAACCTGAGTAATTACCTCCTGCTTTATTGAATATGTCTACTGACTTAACTGTCTGTACACCTTTTACAGAGTCAAGTACTGTAAATACATTAGATGTATTGATAGGACCATTTATATCTCTCTTACTTGTCTTAAAATAATCTTTTAGTTTATTAGTACAGTTTAAAAGTACGTCTCTTGATGCATAATTAGGTAATGTGAGAACTTCAAATTTTACTTCTACGTTTATAATAAATGCATCTTTAATATCAATCGCATCTGTTATCATCATATACTCAGTGAGATACTTTTTTAAGTTATTCTTTAAAGAAGTCGATGCAGTAATTAGTTTTCCACTATTGTCATACGCTAATATATAAAGTGCTAGTGCTAAAGGATTACTGTCGAGAGGAGATTTAATACTATTTTGATTAAACTCTCGAGTTACAAATGCTTTTGCTACAGAACCAAACTGAGGTGGTAGAGATAATGCTCTAACTGTATAATCAGATGTAGTAACAGCTCTCTTTTGTTCACTAAATGACTTAAGAGAATTTTGTCTCAACTCTTCTACTGTATCTCCATCTTTACCTCCGGATGCAGGTTTCTCGTTGTTAAACGTTAATGTGTCAAGGAAAGTTGAATCAGTTGCTGTGGTGGTAACTACATCTTTTTCAGTTATTGAATTGGCAGGTGCATTAGACTCTACTCCACCGCCAGTAAGGTATCTTATAGTTAATGTTGTATTACTTGGTGCTAAACCATATGTTCTAGTAAATAAGAAGTTAGATGGATCAAATGCTCTATCGATTTGTTCAACTGCTTGTTTGTCTCCGAACTTCTTTATATTTTGTGGGTCTGGAAGAAACTGGTCGTCTGATGAGCCAATTATTCCTGCTCCAAACTGTATTTGCATAACCCCTTTAGAGGTAAACCTTGTTACGAATCTTCTAGGTACTTTTTTTAGTTGCATTAAAGATGGAACTAAAGCGTTATCAGTAGATGTGTTTTGTTGTTCATCAAATACTGTGTCCTGTCCTAAGAAAGGAACTTCTGTCCATGTTTTACCGTCACTGTCGGTAACATCTAATACCTTAATTATGTTAGTATCTGTTATGTTTACTGTTGCAAATTTCTCTGCTGAAGCAAATGTAGATGTAGTAGTGTTTATTACGCCTGACATTGCTGTAACCTTCTTACTTAATATATATTCTGCAGGATTATTACTATCATCTACTGATGATATTTTAATATCTGTAGGATCATAAGAACTAGAAAATTTAAAGTCTACGGTATCCTGTATTATAAAAGAAGAGTTTCCTTCTGAGGTGGATTTAATAGTACTGTTTTCATGTACTTTGATAGCTTGGTCCCAATCGGGTGTATAGCTGCTTCCAGAAAGTGCTTGTACTTTTTGCTCTACTAATATATCAGCAGTAGCAGCTGAAGTCACTCTAGGATTATAGCCCATCATGTATGCTAAAGAATATAGATTAGCAGGGTTCTGAGCGTGTTGAAGAAATGTTTCTTGTAATTGTGTGTCTTGATAAAAAGAGAGTACATCACCAACGTATGATGCCATTTCAATAAACATCATTCCAGGGGCTGTTTCATTAAAGTCATTATAGCTGTCTGGAAAATAGCTTTTCGCAAACTCTACTAACTGTTCTTTAAAGTCACCGAACTCTCTGTTTACATATTTTATGTCTCTTTGTTCAGCCATTATTGTTCAAAATTAATTACCACCTCATCTTCTATGTTGGTATTTTTTACCTTATACCTCATAGAGAATTGAACAGTATTGTTATCCGGTATTCCAAGTGTGTTAATTTCTACTGGTTCTACCCTAGGAAAATAGAATGCTAGATCTGCCTTAACTAGTGCATCTATCTCTTTTACTTTATTCTCAGTTAACTGGTCAAAGACTAGTTTCTGAAGTGAGTTACCAAAATTAACATTTAAAAATCTTTCGCCTCTACCTGTTAAAAAGTAATTGATCAAATTAGTCTTAATTGCCGCTTCTGTAGTGTAGTTTACATTAAATACACTTTTACCAGAAAATGGCAACTGCACACCGACAGCTTTTCTAGGCTGTAGGTCTAATGGATCTATTTTTTTAACTTCGAATGCCATATCTTATGCTCCTGCTCTTTGCTTGGATGATTCATTAGCTTTAGCTAAAATTGCTTTTGCTTTATTAGGATCGAATCCAGGTATTGTGCTCAAGTCTAATCCTGCTCCTCCTCCACCTGTAGCCTGTCTTTGTGCAAAGTTTGGTGCTGATGTAGAATTAGCATTAATTATTGTTTTGTAATCTTCATTGGTCATTTCGGATTTAGTTTGATTTATCATCTCTTCTAAAGGAACTGTACCTTGATTAATCTTTCCAGTCGACCACGTCTTGCTTATGTCCTTCTGTGTAACTGGAGAGTATGTTGTTGGAGTCTGTTTTGTTGGTGTAGATGCTGCTTTAACTGCTTCATTAAGCATATCTTGCAACTCTTCTTTAACAGCAGACTTAACTTCTTCTCTTATTATTGTACGTAATTGATCGAGTTTCATATATATAAATAGTTTGTTTATGAAAGTTGGTTGTCTATTCTAAATTTTATTTCATTTAATAATACTTCTACGTCAGAAGCAAAGGATTTATCACCGACAAACATCTCTGCTCCGTCAGGATTTATTGCTACTGCGTATCGTCTAGGGGCAATAGGTGGTGCTTGTGGATCATTCTTTATTCTTAATTCATATACAATACCATCAGGGCCTGTATGAAAGAACTTAGAATTAATACCTGCTTTACCTTCCCCTATATTAGCAAAATTATCTAATAGGCCTTTAATAAGGTCTTTGGTATTAGAATTAATAT